GTGGTCATCGGGATATCGTCGGTCGCGTCGTGCTCGTCATCCATCGTCAGCGCAGGGGCCGGCGCCGGACGGGCTGCAGGGCGCGGAACGTGCTCGGACGGCAGCAGGCCGGCGACGCTCTTGACGTTGCTGATGGCGCGTGCCGCCTGCTCTTCGCTTTCCTGTGCGACGTACTCGTCCAGGTTCGCGACCTTCTTCCAGACATCGAGCGAGACCGGCTTGCTCTTCGACGCGATCTGCACCGAGTAGCGGGTGCCGATGCCCTTGCCCGAGCGCTCGACGATGATGTCCTTACCGTCGGCCAGGTCGGTGATGTCGCCCCACTCGGCGAAGATGTTCAGCACTTCGTTGAACGCCGTCGGGGCCAGCTCCAGAATGCCCGGCTCGTTCGGGTTTTCGCCGTCGACTTCCAACACGTTCAGCAGGATGCGGCCGGCAGCTTTCGCTTCCTTCATCAGCTTGACCATGTTGTCGTCCGAGGTCGAACGAATGGCCGAGTCGATGGTGGCGCAGACCGCGCAGGGCTTGCCGAAGGTCTTGTCGGTGCAGATGTACACCGCCTTCATGTCGCCGGCTTCATCCTTGATGAAGTGCTGACCGAAGTCGTGGTAGAAGGTGGGATCGCCGGTCAGGGCGCCGCCTTCGACCTTCATGCGCCAGGACGGCAGAATGCGGTAGCGGTTACGGCCGTCTTTCGGTTTCAGCGTCTTCTGGCGCTTACCCGAGTTGAGGGCGGCTTTCTTGCTCTTGATCAGGTCCATCAGCGAAGGAGTAGTCATGGTTTTGTGTGGTTCCAGGTTGTGTAGTTCGATAGGTTGGTTGGTTGGGTTTTGAGGCCCGGGTGCTACAGGGGCATTGCTGCCCCACTCTCACATTATAGTCACTACTTACTTACATTCTATAAGATGAGCGAAAATATTTCCCTTACGCCTTCCGCATCATGGCGCCCACCTTGTCGCGCAGTTCGGAGTCTTCCATGACACGCATGGCGCCCTCTTTTTCCTTGCGACGGTCGCGGGCGACCTCAAGCAGAATATCTTTGCGGGAATGGAACGAGCTTTCGACCGCTTCGCACATCTTCCACAGGTGCTGGGCGTCGATCAGCTTGGCCTGGGCGGTCGCGTACTGCGGGTCGGCGACGACAGCGTTGCGGATCGCAGCTTCGGTCGGCTTCTTGCCGCCGTCGAACAGCTTGTCGCGGTAGCTTGCGTCCAGCTTCGCCTCCAGGATCTCGACGCCCGATTTCAGGCGCTCGTAGGCGCGGCGCGCGTCGGCGGTCTTGAGCGCATAGTGCATCTGAAGGCCCGGGTGCTCGATCAGCGCGCTGTCCAGGTCGGTCGGGTTGATCGAGATATCCTTCTTGACCTGTTCCGGGTCGAGGATGTCGTGCGACGACGGGGCCGTGACGCGCGCGGGCGGCGCAGTCTTCGCCGACACAGCAGGCTTCGGGACGATTTCCTTCGGGTTGACCGGCGGCTCGGTATAGTCGGCTTCGGGGGCCGGCGGGATTACTTCCGGCTCGGGCGCCGTCGTCTTCGCGGCAGGCTCGATGAAGCCCTCTTCTTTCAGGCGCTTCTTCGCCAGGTCGGCGGCGGTCACCTTGGGCGCTGCGGTGGGTGCCGGCGAGGTCGGCGGCTTGACCGCGTGTTCCGCTTCGATCGCGGCGACAGCGGCGTCGATATCGTCCATATTTACGCTATCGTCAATAGCGGCGATAGCGGGGCTATCTTCGATATCCTGGATATCGTTCAGGGCGGCTTCCAGGCCGGCCAGGTCGTCGACCTTCTCGGCAGCGGGCGCAGGAGCGGGCTTGGGGGCTGGCGCGGGTGCAGCTGCGGCGACAGGCGCTTCGGGCGTCATGCCCATGCCTTCGATTTCGCGAAGCATCGCTTCCATTTCGTCGTCAAGTACGGCGGCGGTCATTTGTTTCTCCGGTAGGTGTTGGTGATGCGCATCTTCATTGTAGACACGCATCGGTGGATTTAGTCACTAGTTACTTATGAAATGATGTCAGCGATCTTCGTCGCGATCGCCTGCAGGAACTTCACATGCGACGGATTGAAGTAGATCGTGCCCGGGTTCATCCCGTACACAATGGTCGCGTCCAGCTTCGGATCGAAGATCGCCTTCCCTGCCAGGTCAGCGGTCGATCCCTTCACACCGGGCGAGAAGTACCGGATGGCATTACCGCCCATCGCGATGATCACGGCCGGCTTGAGGATCTCGATCTCCCGTTTCAGGAAGTCCGAGCAGCCCACGATGCAATCGGTCGCCATCACCTTCTCGCCGGCGGGCTTCGCGGCCTTCACCAGCGCCGTGAAGTAGCCATCCTGGGAGGTCAGCCCGACTTCCTTAAGCGCGGCCTTCACGGCGTCGCCGGCGTCACCTTCCAGCATCTTGCCTGCCTTCGTTTCCTTGAAAGTAGGTGCGTCGAAGACCATCATGAACTTCGGCTTCTTGCCCAGCCGCGGTCCCGCGTGCGGGGTGCCGGCCAGGGAGCACTTGTCGCACCCGGTCGTTTCCTCCAGTACGCGGGTCAGCTTGATGACCGCCAGCTTCTCGGTCGTCAGCCCTCGGTCAGCTTTCACCGCTTCGACCGTGATGCCCGGCAGAAGCTCCAGGCGGTCTTTCAAGCGACTTTCGTGCAGGGCGGGAAGTGCGCCCTCAGTGATCGTGGCGAACGCCCCTATGCGCTCCAGGCGCTCCTTGTGGGCCTTGTTCACCTTGCCGCCGATGCCCGACTCGGCAAGAGCCAGGTCGAACTCGGCGCGCGAGGCGAGCGGGCGTTTGTGGATGCTCCAGTGGTGCGCGCGCGCCTCCAGGATCTTGGCTGCGACGTTGACCGAGATACCCTTGATCGATTGGAACGGCGCGAACAGTTCCTTCTCGCCCTTGATTTCGATGCGATCCGACGAATGGTTGATGTCCGGCGGCAGGATCATCATCCCGGCCTTCTGCGCGTCCAGGACCAGCGCGGTCAGCTTGTCGGAGTCGTCCACGACCGACATCGTGGCGGCGTAGAACTCGGCGGGGTACATGACCTTCATCCACATCGTCCAGTACGAGATCACGGAATACTCGACCGAGTGGGACTTGTTGAAGGCGTAGCCTGCGAACACCTCGATCTTGTCGAACAGGCGCTCGGCGGTCCCTTCGTGCATGGCGGAGTGCTCGACGCAGCCCTTGACCCATTTCTCGCGCTGGGCGGCCATGTCGTCCTTGTTCTTCTTGCCCATGATCTTCCTGAGCTTGTCGGCTTCGGCCATCGTGTAGCCGGCGACGTCCCGCGCGATCTGCATTACCTGTTCCTGGTAGATGATGACGCCATGCGTCGAGGTCAGGGCCGGGATCATGTTGTCGTGCTCGTAATAGGCGCGCTTCGAACCGTGCTTGATCGCCACGTAGTCGTCGCACAGGCCCGCGTCGAGCGGACCAGGACGGTACAGGGCGACGACCGCCACCAGGTCGTCGAAGGTCAGCGTGCCGGCTTCGGCCAGCTCCTTGAGCAGCTTGCGCATACCGGGCGATTCGAACTGGAACACGCCCACGGTTTCGCCCTTCCCGAAGGCGCGCATCACCTGCGGCACGTCCAGGGGCAGGCGCAGCAGGTCGATGGTCTTACCGTGGCGCTCCTTGATGTAGCTGGTCGCCAGCTTGAGAATGTCCAGGGTCGACAGACCCAGGATGTCCATCTTGATCAGGCCCAGTTCTTCGACCGAATTCTTGTCCCAATTGACGACGGCGCCGCCCGAGCGGGTTTCAACCACCGAGCGGTTGATCAGCGGCTCGCCGGCGACCACGATGCCGGCGGCGTGCTGGCCCAGGTTGCGCATGACGCCTTCGAGGCGGGTGGCGTAATCCCAGATGACCGGGCGCTCGTCCTTGAACTTGGCGATGTCGGGCACGACCGCGGCGGATTCCTCCAGCGTGGCGCTGTTCCCGTGGATCTTCTCCATCTGCTTCGAACAGGCGTACTCGACCGGGTTCAGGTCGTGAACGCGACTCGTGTCGCGCAGCGCGGAAGCGGCGCCCAGCGTCGAGTAGTTCGAAATACCGGCGACGTTCTCCTGCCCGAACTTGTCGATGATGTAGGCGACGACTTCGTGACGGCGGGAAGACATGAAGTCCAGGTCGACGTCAGGCAAGTCGATACGGTCAGGATTGATGAAACGTTCGAACAGCAGATCGAAGCGGATCGGATCCACATCGGTGATCCCGAGCAGGTAGGACACCAGCGATCCGCCGGCAGAACCACGGCCCGGCCCGACGATGAT